ATGAGCAGCTTTCTATTGAGGGAGTCTACCTCCTCAGAGTACTTCTTCTTAGCTGCTGGGTCATACTTCAGATTAGGGGTAGCTAAGTATTCCTTACGGGCAGAGTTAGCTAAGCCCTTCATCTGGTTAGCATAGTTAGCATACAATCCTTCCATCGGTGTTCCTGGATTCTGCTTAGAACCACCTGATGTTAATGTGTATGCATCTTCTGCTTCTGCCATCTTAGTAGTCTTAGTTAGTCGAGTCTTCTCAACTTCATAGACTTCACCAGACTTAGTTACCTTCTTCTGCGTATAATGTAAATCCTTATCACTGGCTGGAGTATAGATCTTCTTACCAGTTTCAGGATCAGTATTCATGGTGTTGATACCATAACGATCTTTACGCAAAGGAACACGCTCATCCGAACTAGCTCTACTAATAATTGTAGATGCTCCAGTCTTACCATCACCATTGTCTTGGTATCTCTTCTTAAGAGCAAGGATTCCGTTGTCTTCTTCTGATGCCTTATAGTTAAGCTTATGCTTTTCAGCATCAATAACAACCATCGAATGTCTTACTGCTCTTGCAATCTCTTCGTCACTAGCACCTTTTAATCGCATGTCAGTGATTAGATTGGTAGTCTTACCCATTTCAATAGCTTTAGTATGAGCATCCATCAGTTTCATGCCTTTTTCAAGCGGACGCTTTTGCAGATTGTACTCATCGGTAGGGTTGAAACTTCTTAACTTACCATAAGGACTGTCTGCAGTGATTCCCTTACCAGACTTAATCTTAACAGACGAAGATAATGGGATTACTACTACTGAATCTCCATCAAAGTCTGCTCCTGATAGCTGTTGAGCTACCTTAACATTGAAACCAACTGCATCTGGTGCATTACCAATAACTCGCTTTGCACTTGCAACCTTATTATTTACGGTTAATTCTGGAATCTCAAACGTTCCGCCGTGCGGATAACGAATACAAACAACTTTTTCGCCATCCTTATAATTAGGTGCATAGATTTCAGTTGGCTTCATGTCAGGAAACGGAAGTATAACATGAGACTGTTGTCGTGGTAAAGCGGCAGCCTTCAAATCAACAGCTGCTGCATCACAACCATCTGAAAATGATTCAAGAAGCTTCTTCTTAATTGTAGGGTTCTGCAATTTGCAAATCTCTTCATACTCTTCTTTCTTCTGAAGATATGCCAACTGAAGCTGCTTCTTAGCAAGCATAGGTGACTGCTTAGACAGGAACTGAGATGCTAAGTTCTTAGACCAGTTCTGCCAATCGCCTTCCTCGTTAACTACATTAAGACAAGAAACCTGACGTTTACCATCTTTATCTGTATAATAACGCTGAACTTGCTTTAATTGCTCACCAGACTTAATAGATGCACTGAATGGATTGTTCATATCTACTTCACCGGTTCGTGAGTCAATAGCCATCTTCTTGAATACTGTCTCACCGCCAGGCGCATCATTATACTTAAGTGGTGTGCCAACATGTTTATTGGAGTTTACGATAATATCGCATCCTGGTGGGAAGTCCTTATCATCTCCATAAACAGCCATGCCCTTCAAATAGTGTGTTCCATCAACACCAATTCGAACCTGAGCATAGTTTGCTCGACCAAGTGAAATATCATCTACACCTCGTCTAAGCTCGATAACACCATCCTTATCTTCGCCGCCTTCTTCTGCATATCTAACGTGAACACGCTTTGAATCGACAGAGTGAACTGGCTCACGACCAAGTTTGATGTCACCGTTTTCAGTAATAATCTTATCACGACCTACCGGAACAATATCATACTGATGCTCCTTTAAGTCCTGATAGCTTACGTCATCTTTTGTCAAGACTGTGATTGTAGTCTTGTGATTGGTTCCCATCTGATCAATGTTGACATATTGCTTTTTGTAGCCTTCCTGCTCCAACATAGCAACAGCCTGCTTAAATCTTGTATCAGTGATTCCTAATTCAAGATTAGCACCGGGACCAATATCCAAATACTTGACACGATTTACTTCAGCTTTCAATGTGTCAGCAGCTTCCATTGTTCTATCTTTGTTAGCCTTAATAGATTGGTCTAACAGTGAACGAACAGAAGACTCATTCATTCCAAGCATCTCTCCAATCTTGATGTTAGAGAGACCTTTTTCCTTAAGCTTCATTGCTCTTATATAATTTTCATTACGAAGCTCATTTGTGCCTAAGGATTTGATTGCTCTAAGCTGGGTTGTAGACATTCCTAAACTTGAAGCAATCTCGGCATCTGTTTTACCAGCTGCTCTGAACTGACGATAATATCTATAAACACCAATATTATCACCATGTTGAAATGGATTATCTCCGGAACCCCAAGGATATCTACCTGACCTACGAGGCATTCCATAGTGGAGTAATTCTTCGTCACTCATATGTATCCTCCTTTAGTCTATCAATATACTTGTCGTTCTCGATGATCAAATTCATAATAGGTAATACATCTTCAGCTGTTGGGTTACCGGTTATAACATTAACATATGGTACACCTGGCTGAGGGTCATCGTCTTTGGTTACTAATGCCTGATAGATTCGCAATTCAAATATCAAATCACCAGGCTTAATATTATACTCCAAACAGAATAAAGATGCATAGATTAACAATTGGTCAAGCTTTACTGGTCCAACACCGGTTTTCAGGTCATGAACTCGTAGTACTTTCTTCTTCTCATCAAAACTAATAGCATCAGCTGTTCCGAAGCAATTTTCAGAATAGAATAATGGTTGCTCTGGTCTCATACGAAAACCAATAGCATCATTGACATACATTTGAAAAGTTGGAAATATTCTTTCAATTTCCGAGTCAACAACAAAAACCGGAATGTAATTTCTTAGCAATTCTAATTTAAGTTCTTTAATGTCTGTCTTAGAAACCTTTATTCTATACTTGATTCTATCTTTTGCAAAATTGTGTAAAACTGTCCCAACTTGCTGAGCATAGTGGGATATCATCCTGGCTTTCAATTGCTCGGGTGAAGAGTATCGAATCCAGGTATATTGGCTAGCGCCTAGTAGAGCGTGAGCTCCTTCTGGTACGTCTCGAAAATGATCGTTCCAAATCATCAAGAACTTCCTCCTCATTCTCAGGATATATAAATGCCGAAAACGACATCTCATTCATTTTGTCGACGTAGTAGTCTTGGTTTGGTCGATGCGGCTCATCTTTACTTTTCTTAACTTCAAGTGATGCCCATCTGTCACCATACAAAACTATAAGGTCAGGTATTCCCTGAATCTCTTCAGCTGGTTCTTTGTAAACAATACAACCTGGAATCCTTTCCTTTATTCTTTTTTTGAGATATGCTTGATACTCAGTTTCTGATGTCCAGCGCCTCATATCAAATCCTCCAAAAAATAAGAGGGGAAGTTCAAAATGGCCCTTTTCGACCTTTTATCTCTTCTCCTCTTCTATTATAGCCTATGTTTTCTACGCGACATTTTTTAGGCCATTAAAACTGTCCGAGTCAAACTTTTTCACAAAGCTACTCTCATTGAACTTCTTTTTGTTCTTGAGTGCTTTCTGAATTGCAAGGTCAATAGATGCTGTAGACCGCAAATGATAGTAGTACAATATATCATACGGAGAGTTCATTCTATCGATTCTTCCTTGCGCTTGTGCTGTCATCTTATAACTATAATTCTGACTAAAGAAAATAATTGTATCGGAAGTTATACAATTCCATCCTTCAGCACCTGCAGAATATTGAACAAGATATGCCCATTCCGAGCCATCAGGTAATGGTTCATGTTTCTGACCATTCCATTCAGCATACGGAATCTCATTCTCATCTAACAGATTTCTGAGAATGTCTAGCTCATAATCATAATTATAAAAGATTATAACACGCTTACGTTGCTGTATAATATTCAACGTTTCTATTTCTCGGCTCGGGTCAGAATTAACGACTCGGCGCATCAGGTAGCATAGCTTACCTGTTTCTTGTATCGGTTCATCTTCATAAATATCCCAACGGTCTTTCAAGATACGCTTATACGAGAATTTATCATAGTCGACTGGAACATACTTGTGTATCTTCTGTTTTCCCGTATCACGTTTCATGACTACCAGAATATCATTTCGATGTCTGATTAGTTCACCTGTTGAAACATATCTATCAATCTGACGATACTTAACGTAAGGGTTATAAATTACATGTTTAGTTGTGAATTCGGTTTTGTTTTTATAGAACCCATTAGCAATGAATACTGCCATGTAGTCAGACCAGGTATCGCCTGGAGTAGCTGAAAGTAATATCCATTGATTCTTTCGAGCAATGTTTAAGAATGCTTTAGCCCATGCACCGGACCCTACCACTCTTTGTTCGTCAAATATAAAGAAAGCACCATAAACTTTCTGGTACTTCTTGATGTTGTTCCAGCTATCAACTGTAACTTTAACATTGCTCAAACTCAGTTCTGGGTCGGTGGACAAGTGAAACGGGAGACACTCCGTTAACCATTCACCTTTATCCCTTTTCTGAGCTGTTGTGATTATGTATAAATCTCGTGGCTTATCCATTGGCTCGTACTTGCCTATACCATTTACTGGTACCTTACCGCCACATGATAACACATAATACTCTAATGAGGTTCTAGATTTACCAGTACCTACTCCTCCAACTAAGATACAACCGTTTTTCATTTTTCTGATTACATCAATTTGATAATCAGATAGTTCAACTGAATTTACCGGCATAATCATTCTCCTAGATAACTAGGGCTGCTGCTCATTGACATTGGGAGTTGTTGAGCCATTTAACTTGTCAGGCACCCTAGAATATCATATACTACTCTTCGTACTCTTCCTCTTCGAGGCCGATCATTGCACTCTGAGCAGATGTTGGAACATCACGATACTTT